ACGACGCCAAAGGCGACGGCAACTATACCGACGCCGATATGGAAACGATCGGCAAGGCCAACGCCGATATCGAGCATGAGCAAAAGCTCATGACGGCATTGCGCGACTCCGAGAAAAACCTCGGCGCACAATCGTCCGACGGCGGCCGCGCGATCATCCCGGCCCATGCCGCCAAGGCCAACGGCTCGAGCGCGATCGTGCAACCGCCGCGCCCGTTCAATGTGGCGGCGAAAAAAATCTCGCCGCTCGATCTCCTCTGTCGCGCCGGCGCCTTGATGGCGGTCGCGCAACGCGAGCGCAAATCGGTCGACGAGATTTGCCGCGCGGTGTACGGCGACGACGAGCCGACGCGGGCGGTGCTCGATTGGCAAACCAGGGCCGCAAGCAATATGGCGATGACGACCGTCGCCGGATGGGCCGCCGAGCTCGTCCAGCAAATCGTCGTCGACTTCATGGCGACGCTCTATCCGAAGGCAATCTTTCCGCGCTTTTCCGGCTTAGGGCTTTCGCTGACGTTCGGCCGCAACGGGAAAATCATCATCCCGACGCGGTCGCGCACGCCAACGATCGCCGGCTCGTTCGTCGGCGAAGGCTTGCCGATCCCCGTCCGCCAGGGCGCTTTCACGTCGCAAACGCTCACGCCGAAAAAAATGGCGGTCATCACGACATGGACGCGGGAGATCGACGAGCACTCGATCCCGGCGATCCAGGGCCTGTTGCGCGACGCGGTGCAAACCGATACGGCGATCGCGCTCGACAGCGTCCTGATCGACGCCAATGCGGCGACCGCGATCCGGCCGGCCGGCATCCTCACCGGCGTCTCGGGCCTGACACCAACCGCCGGCGGCGGCTTTACCGCGCTCACCGGCGATATCAAGGCGCTGACCGGCGCCTTGCTCACCGGCACGCTCGGCAACGTCCGCAATCCGGTTTGGCTCATGAATCCGCAACAGGTCAATTCGATCGGCCTTGTCGCGGCACCGGGCGCCGGCGTGTTCCCGTTCCGCGACGAGATAAGCCGCGGCACCTTGGGCGGCTGGCCGGTGATCGACTCAGGGACGGTGCCGCTCGGCACGGTCATTGTCGTCGACGCGGCGGATTTCGTGAGCGTCACCGGCGACGGGCCGCGGTTTGAAATTTCGGACCAGGCGACCTTGCACATGGAGGACACGGCGCCGACCGATATCTCGACGGCGGGGACGCCGGCGGTCGTTGCCTTCCCGGCAAAATCCATGTTCCAGACCGATTCGCTGGCGTTGCGGTTGATCCTCCCGATCAATTGGACGATCCGGCGCACCGGAACGGTCGCATGGATGGCCGGAGTAACGTGGTAGTTGTTCAAGCCGGCCCGTTGTATCCCGGCGGGCCGGTCCCCGTTTTTGTGAAACCCGAAAGGCAAGCCAATGACCGACACCGATCACACCGCGGCGGCGAAAAAACACGCCGACGAAACGCGCAAGAAACTGAAAGAGGAGCGCGACGCGCGCGAGAAGGCGAGCAAGGAACGGGAAAAGGCGGCCGGCGAAATCAAGCCGACGCCGACGCAAGAGGAAAACGACCTCGCCGCCTCGGGCGTCCCCGTCACCGAGCACGAGGACGACGGCAGCGGACCCGACCCGAACGTGCCGCAAACGAAAGACAAGCAAATGGCGGCCGACAAGCCGGCCGGCGGCTATTCAACCAGGACCGCGTCGGCCAAAGCATGACCGTCCGCGGGTTTCTCAACCGCGTCGCGGGCCGGATTATCGGGAAAGCCGAGGGTGATTACCGACCCGGCCCGTTTTACTTGCCGGTCACCGGCGGATGGCTTCCCGCCGGCGTACCGGATAATTGGTGGCAATTGGGCTATACGCCGGTCACCGGCGCGCAATCGGCAATGGTCGAGGCGTGCGTTTCGGCCTACGCGCAAACCGTTGCCATGTGTCCCGGCGATCACTGGCGCACCAATGACAACGGCGGCCGCGAGCGCGTCGAGACGTCGGCGTTGTCGCGCCTGTTGCGGCATCCCAACGACTATCAATCAATTTCCGATTTTTTGCTCAACGCCACGCGCGGGCTTTACCTGACCGGCAACGCCTATGCGCTCGCGCTCCGCAACGACCGCTTTGAGGTGTCCGAATTACATTTGATGAATCCCGACGTTTGCTATCCGCGCGTCGCCTATAACGGCGAGATATTTTACACGCTCGGCGGCAATAGCGTGATCGAGGCGCGCCTCGGCGCGACGGAGCAATTGATCGTCCCCATGCGTGACGTCTTGCATATCCGCCTGCATACCGAGCGCGTGCGGTTTCCGACGCCGCTCGTCGGCGTCTCGCCGCTCGTCGCCGCCTATTCCGATATCGCGGTCGGCGATGCGATCGCCATGCAACAAACCTCGTTTTATAGAAACGAGGCGCGGCCGTCGGCCGTGCTCTCGACCGACCTGGTGCTCGACAAGGACCAGGTCGCCGCCTTGCGCGATCGCTGGAACGAGCAAGCGCGCGGCATGAACCAGGGCAACACGCCGATATTGACCGCCGGCCTCAAGGTCATGCCGTGGGCGGTGCCGTCGAAAGACGCGGCGACCGCGGAAATCTTGAAGCTCTCGAATGAAAATATCGCGCTCGCGTTTCGTATCCCGTTGCAGATTCTCGGATTGAATAACGCGGCGGTCAATTCGACCGAGATTCTCATGCAATCATGGATCGCCTCGGGGCTCGGATTCTGCCTCAACCATATCGAGGAAGCGATCGGCCTCTTGTTCGCGCTCGACGGGCAACCGTACGAATACGTCGAATTTGATACCGCGGCGCTCTTGCGCTCGGCGTTTAAGGACCGGATCGAGGGCCTCGCGCGCGCGGTGCAAGGCGGCATCCTGGCGCCCGACGAGGCGCGCGCGCTTGAAGGTTACGCCAAAGTACCGGGCGGATACGGCAAGGAGCCGCGAGTCCAGCAACAGGTGGTCCCGTTGTCGGCGGCGGAAAAGATACCGGCGGCACCGGGGCCGGGCGCACCGCCGCCGGCACCGGCGCCAGCACCGGGGCAAGGTCAAAGCGAGGGCTTGAGCGATGCCGAACGAAAACGCATCCGCCGCAATATCCGCGCGCATCACCGAATCAATCGCCTCGCCGGTTGACCTCGACCTGATCGTCGAGGAGCTCGCGGCGGTCGCCGGCCAGGCCGAGCGCGAGCGCGACCTCTTGCTCGCGCGCAAGCTCGCCGAGCTCGGCCAACGCGAGGCCGAGCACGAGCTCCGCTTGCACAAGCTCGAAACGGAATTACGCAACCGCCTCGCGACGTTGCGCGACGGCGAGAAAGGGGAGCGCGGTGAAAAAGGCGAGCAAGGCGAAAAAGGCGAGACGGTCAAAGGCGAGAAAGGCGATCAAGGCGCGCCCGGCGAAAAGGGCGATCGCGGCGAAACGGGTCAACCGGGCGCGCCCGGTGCCGACGGCGCCGCCGGCCGTGACGGAGCCAACGGAGCCAACGGAAACGACGGAGCTCCCGGCGAACGCGGAAACGACGGACGCTCATTCGTAATTCGCGACACCTACGATGCAAACGAAACTTACAAGGCGCTTGACGTTGTTACGCTTAATGCGACCTGGTTCATTGCACGCAAGGACGATCCCGGCATTTGTCCCGGCGCCGATTGGAAAGCCGGGCCGAGCGGGCGGCGCGGCGAGAAAGGCGAGCGCGGCGAACGCGGGCCGCGCGGCGAGCTTGGTGCGCCAGGGCGCGAGGTCACCGCCTGGGAAATCAACCGCAAGGACTATTCGCTCGTCCCGGTCATGAGCGACGGCGGCAAAGGGCCGCCGATCCCGTTGCGCGCGTTGTTCGAACAATTCCAGGCGGAAACCGCCTAGATGCAATCAACGATCGTTGTCACGACGCCGGCGACGTCGATCGACCTCATGAGCCTCGACGAGCTCAAGATCGCGCTCAACATAACCTCGACCGTGTCCGATCCGTTGCTTGCCGGCATCATCACGCGGGTATCGGCCGAGGTCGCCGCATACTGCAACAACCGCGTATTCGGTTACGAGACGGTCGTCGAGACGTTTACCGAATTGTCGACCGACGAGAAAAACCGGCTATTCCTCGCGCGCTATCCGGTGGCGAGCGCCGATATCACGTCGATCACCAACGCCGGCAATGCGGTCGCCTATCCCGACGGCCTGTTGCTCGACTCGCTCTGGGGCAAGCTCACCTTGCCGACCGGCGTCTATGGCGATCAAACGATTATCGAGTATTCCGGCGGCTATCATCTGCCCGACGAGGCGCCGCCGGCGCTCAAGCACGCTTGCGTCATGCTCGCGCGCGAGGCGTATTACGCGACCGTGCGCGGCGACGCGACGGTGCGAATGATCGGTCACAAGGAAAGCCGCATTATCTATTTCGATCCGAATTTGCTGGCGCGCTCGAGCGGCGGCACGACCGGCGGCACGCCGGCGCAACGCGCGGTGCATGATTTGTTATCGCATTTCACGCGCTACGAGGCGTGACCGTTGCCGGAAAAGTCGACGTTCAACATCACGATCGAGCCATCGCTCGACAAGATCAAGCAATTCCTCACCGACGCGCTCCTCGCCGATCTGGAAAAACTGCATCCCGACGAGGTCGTCGTTATCAAGGGCGTCCGCCAAGCCTGGAAGAAACGCTATCACGACACCGACCTCGTCCGCATCGTGTCGGCCAACGACGCCCGCGTTTGCAAGTCATGCCAGGACATGATCGCGCACAATCCGTATTCGTACGGCGACGCCAAGAAACAGCTTCCGCATCATCCCGGTTGCCGGTGCCAGATACGCTCGTTGCGCTCGACCGATCCCGGCTATCTGGCGCAACCGACGTTCAAGAAAATGGGCAAGTACCTGCAAACCGCGATCCGCAACGCGGCCAAGGCCAAAGGCAAAAAGAAAAAATCGGCGCAGCAACGCGGCACCACGATCACGAAATTACGCAAAAAGGGCCGGCGGTTTGTGGCGCCGAGCGGCTACCGCGCGATCAAGGTTTACAAGCGACAAAAGGGCAAAGGCACATAAATGGCGGTCGACTTTTCCGCTCAGGTTTATTTGCCGGGGCAAAACACGTTCGGGCGGGCGATCCTTGTCAACGGTGTCCTCAATCGCGGCATCCTCGATACCCGCGAGATCGACGTCGTCGCGATCGACGGCTCGATCATTTCCGAACAACGCACGATCCTCGACGTGCGCGACGCCGAATTTGATACGGTGCCGGTGCAAGGCGACCAGGTCGCAATACCCGCCGACGGCACCTTGCCCGACGAGGGCACCTGGGAGGTCATTGACACCGCGCGCAATGGCGGCGGCGAGACGACGCTCACGCTCCGCAAGCTCGTCACCGCCAAACCGACACCGGCGTTGAAACTCGTCAAGGGCCAATGACGCAAACGCCGGCGTTGATCGTGCGCGACGCGATTTACGACCGCGTCGTCGCCATGCCGTTCTTCGCCGGTTTTACTTTTGCGAAAAACAAGATGCTCCGCGTCCAGGTGCAAGACTTGCCGTATTGCGGTGTCTATCTCGTCAACGAGCTTCTGGTCCCCGAGGGCGACAGCAACGCCGGCGATATCCGCTTGCGCGATAGCGCGCGTTACGGCTTTTCCGTCATCATCCAGGACAACGAAAACGAGCAAGGCGAGGAAACGCTCGACCAGGCATTTGCCGAGATCACCAACGGCCTCTTGTGCGACACGACGCTCACCGGATTCAACCACAAACTTTTGCAGGGGATCACGCGCGGCGAGCGGATGCACGTTTACGGCTCGGTCGCGCTCGACAACGAGACGCCGATCCTCGAGTTGCAATTCGACATGACCGCCGATCTCGGCACCGCGATATTCAAGCCGACCATTACCGACGATTTCCTGACGCTGCATATCGACGCGCGGCCGATCCAGAATCCCGACGCGCCGATCGTGCAAATGGAATGGAATATGCAAACCGGCGAAATCAACACGCTCACCAAGCGAGGACGCAATGGCAAAAATCCAGGTCAAGCCAAACCGCGACGATCTCCCGCCGCATCCGATTGACGGCAAATTGCCAGCCGGCGGCGGCCTATGGACCGCCGATCAATACACGTTCCGCCTGATCCGCGACGGCGACATTAGCGAGGTCGCCGAGGACCCGCCGCCCGAGGGCCGCGGCGGTGATCCGCAACCGCAACACAAAACCAAAGGCAAAGAGGGCCGCTGACAAGCGGCCCTTTTCATTTCTGAAACCAAGGGAGTCGACCCATGCCGATCTCGTTTAATCAAATTCCCCAAGGGTGGAAGCTTCCCTTGGTTTACATCGAAGTCGATCCGAGCCAGGCGGGAACGCCGACCTCCAACAAGTATGCGTTGCTCGTCGACTACAAGCTCGCCGCCGGCACCGCACCGACCGACGTGCCGATCGCGTGCGGCTCGATCTCCGACGCCAACAACCTCGCCGGCCAGGGTTCGCCGCTCGCGCGCATGTACGCGCGGTTTTTCCAACTCAACAAGTCGACGCCGGTGCTCTTGCTCCCGGTCGCGCAAGCCGGCTCGGGCGTTGCCGCAACCGGCACCGTCACGGTGACCGCGCCGTCGACGCAAGCCGGTGAGCTCGACCTCTATGTCGCCGGGCAAAAGGTCGCCGTCGGCGTTGCCGCCGCCGATCCCGTTGCCACGGTCGGCACCAATATCGCGGCGGCGATCACCGCCATGCCTGACCTGCCGGTGACCGCGACGGCGGCCGGCGGCGTCGTCACGCTCACGGCCAAATGGAAGGGCCTCACCGGCAACGATATCGGGCTCGCGCTCAACGTGCTCGGGCCAAACGGCGGCGAAATGTTGCCGCCGGGCCTCGCCGTCACCTTGCCGGCGCCCGCCGTTCTCTCGGGCGGCGTCGGCGTCCCGACATGGACGACCGCAATCGCCAACCTCGGCGACGAGCCGTACGAATACGTCGGGCTTGGATTCAACGACAGCGGCACGCTGATCGCCTGGGAAACCGAATACGGGTTTTCCGACTCGGGCCGTTGGGGATGGTTGCGCGAGGTTTACGGCCATGTGATCGGCGCCAAGCGCGACACCTACGCCAACCTGTTTTCCTACGGCCCGACCAACAATAGCGGCGTTGTGTCGCTCCTGGCGATCGAGCCGGATTCGCCGTCGCCGATTTACGAATGGATCGGCGCCTATACCGCGCGCGCCGCGGGGGCCTTGTCGATCGACCCGGCGCGGCCGTTGCAAACCCTGACGCTCGACGGCATCACGCCGGCGCCGAAACACTTGCGGTTCAACAAGACGCAACTCAACGCGATCGCCGGCGTCGGGCTGGCGATTCAAATGGTCAACGCCGGCGAGATCGCCGCGCTCGCCCGCGAGCAAACGACCTATCAAAAGAACACGCTCGGGCAACAGGACAACGCCTACGAGCTCATGACGACGCTCGCCACGCTGGCCGAATTATTCCGGCGGATGCGACAGTCGATCACCAACAAATACCCGCGCTCGAAACTCGCCGACGACGGCACGCGGTTCGGACCCGGCCAGGCGATCGTCACGCCGAACATCATCCGTGCCGAGCTCGTCGCCGAGTACCGGCAATGCGAATACGACGGCCTCGTCGAGAACGGCGACGCCTTCAAGGCCGCGCTCATCGTCGAGCGCGACGACGTCGACCCAAATCGCGTCAACGTGCTCTACCCGCCCGACGTCATCAACCAAATGCGAATGTTCGCGGTGCTCGCGCAATTCCGCCTGCAATTCCCGCTCGCGCTCGCGGCCTAACCGAAACCGAAAGGAGCTCGATCCATGTCAAACCGATTTGCGGGCATCGCCTATTGGTCCGTCGACGGCCGCCAACTTGCCGTCCGCGGCAATCTGGAGGTCATGCCGTCACGCTACGAGCGCACCGGCATCGCCGGCCAGGACGCGGTACACGGCTATTCCGAATTGCCGGTCGTTCCCTACGTCGCCGGCGACGTCTCGACGCTGGAAGGCACGAGCGTCGAGGCGATCGACGCGGTCACCGACTCGACCATCACCGTCGAGGCGGCCAACGGCACGGTGTACGTCTTGCGCCGCGCCTGGCGGGCCGAGCGATCGACCGTCAACACGCGCGACGGCCAATTCCATGTCCGCTTTGAGGGCATGTCTTGCGACGAGCTCGTCGCCTCGGCGGCATAAGGAAAACAGCCAATGGCCGTCAACGTGACCGATATCAAGGCGCGCGAGGCAGCGGCGCCGCCGATCCCCGAGGAAAAGGAAACGCCGTTACCCGGTTACACTTGCGAGCTCACGCGGCCGATCGAGGCGCACGGCAATACCGTGACGGTGCTCGTGTTTCGCGAGCCGACCGCGCGCGATCTCCTGTCGATCGGCAATCCGGTGATCTTCGATCCGATCTCCGATCCGCCGAAAATCATGCACGATGAAAAGCGCATGAACGCAATGCTATCGGCGCTCGCCGGCGTGCCGCCGTCCTCGATCGCCTCGCTCACGACGCGCGATTTTATAACGTGCGCCTGGGGCGTGACGCCTTTTTTCGTGCCGGTGCCGGGCAAGATTTGATCGGCGATTGCATCGGCCTCGCGCTCAACTTTCATTGTAGCCCTCTACAATTCGCCGATCTTCCCATGTCGCAAGTGCACGACCTCATTCGCGAATTAGTCGCGGTCAAGGACAAAAATGCCTAACGAGCAAGACGAGGTCGTCAAGATCGTCGTCGAGGTCGTCGACAAGTTTTCCAAGCCGCTCGACGACATGCGGAAGCAACTCAACGGCATCGGCGACAAGGCGCCCGGCGTCGACAAACTGCAAGGGCATTTCGAGAATTTCCGCAAAGCAATCCGCAACGTCGGGAGTGCGCTCAACGTCACGCTGTTGCCGGCGTTGCGCTCACTCGGCCTCGGCTTTGCCGGGATCGCCGCCACGATCTTCGCGACGGTGACCGCGCTCAGGGGTTTTGCCGGCAACCTCGACGTCCTCTCTCGCCTCTCGCGCGAGACGGGATTAACGATCGACAACATGCGCGAGCTCGAGGCAGTCGGGCGCCGCGTCGGCGCGACGACCGCGGAAATGCGCGCGGGCTTTCGCGACTTTGCCGCGGAAATGCACAAGATACGCGCGCACGTTCAAAGCGAGACGCTGACCGGATTACGCGAGGCGGGCCTCAACGAATACGCCAACCGTTTGCGCCAGGCCAAGACGACCGCCGAGGCCGAGGCGCTTATGTTCCAGGAGCTCGATCGAATCCGCGACCCGACCGAGCGCCGGCGGTTTCTCGCGTTGCATTTTTTCCCGCCGGAATTTGCCGCCGCCACGCGCGCGGAACGCGAGCGCCTTGTCGCCGAATACCGCAAGCAAGTCGGGGCGACCGACAAGGGCGCGGTCGACGCCTCAAAGCGATTTGAAAAATCGTTATGGGACCTGGGCAATTCGTGGGAAGCCCTCACGAAACAGATGGCGCGCGACGGCACGCTTGAGGGCGTCGTCAAGTCGCTGGAGTCGAGCCTCGATTCGATCGACAAAATCAACAATGCCATTCGTGGCATCGGCAAGCCGGAGCCGGGATCGTTGGGCGACAAGCTGGTCGGGCCGCGCTCGGAGCAATGGCATTTGCCGAAACCGCCGGGGCGGCCGCTCACCATTTGGGAGCAATTATTCGGCATGGGATTCCGCACCGTCGATCCCGAGCATCCGGCGGCAACGCCGCAAAGCAACGACAAGGCCAAGGAGACGATCAAGCAAGGCACGAGCGAGGGCGTCGTCGAGGGACTCAAGAAAATGTCGCTCGATACCGGCGGCGGCACCTTTGGCGGTGCGTCGGTGATCCGCGCCTCGCTTGGCGGCGGCAGTCGCGGCGGTGCCGGCGGCGACAACGAGAGTGAGCCGGCGCCCGGCGGGCGCGCCAACATACCGGGCAACCGACGCGGCGTTGCCGGCGTCGTCGTCGACGAGCTCCGCAAGGCGGGTTTATCCGACGAGGCGATCGCCGGCATCCTGGCAAATATCGGATCGGAAAGCTCATTCGATCCGACCTTGCGGCATCCTGACCAACCGGCGTACGGCGGCGAGGCGCATTACGCGCACGGCCTCTATCAAGAGGGCGGCGCCGAATGGAATAATTATTCGCGCTGGCTCCGCGAAAACCATCCCGGCGCAAGCTGGCAAGACCCGCGGTTACAAACGCAATTCCTGTTGCATCGGCTACAAACCGGCTATCCGAAACTGTGGGAAAAACTGAAACACTCGGGCCGCACCGGCGCCGCGGTCGCGTTCTTGCGCGAGTATATGCGGCCGGCGCAACGGTATCAAAACGAGCGCGCCCGCCAGTACCAGCGCGGTTTGCCCGGCGTCGAGGATTATACCGGGCCGCCGGCAGCCGCCACGCCGCAAAGCGATACACCGCCGCCGCCGGCACCGGCGGCGGTGCCGCGCGAACGGTTGCACGAGGCATCGACGACCGACCAGGGCGCGCCGAGGACCGAGGGCGCGGCATCGCTCCGCGTCATGCTCAACGGCTTTCCGCGCGGGACGCGCACGAGCACCGAGGCGAGCGGCGTGTTTACCGAGGTCGAGACGCACCGCGGCAATATGCTGGCGACCGAGAGGGCCTAGATGGCCGAACAGGACGAAGCAATCAAGGTCGTCGTCGAGGTCGTCGACAAATTCTCAAAGCCGCTGAACGACCTCAAGAAAGAGCTCGACCGCCTGAGCGATCGCGGCGGCGACGGCGCGACGAAGGTCAAGCGGCATTTTGACGGCTTGCGCGAGGCGGCGAGCAATGTCGGCGCCGCGCTCAACGCGACGGTCGTCCCGGCCTTGCGCGCGGTCGGCGTCGGCTTTGCCGGCGTCGGCGCGACGATCGCGACGGCAATTACCGCGCTCAAGGGCTTTGCCGGAACGACCGAGATTTTGTCGCGCCTCTCCCGCGAAACCGGCATTTCGATCGACCGGATGCGCGACCTTGAGGCGGTCGGCCGGCGGCTCGGCATATCGGCTGGCGAAATGCGCGCGGGCTTTCGCGACTTTGCCGCCGAGATGCACAAGACGCGGCTCGGCATCGGCGAAAGCGCCAAGGATTTGCGGCTCCGCGGCCAGGGCGAATTTGCCGAGCAATTGCGCCATACCAAGACCAACGCCGAAGCCCTTGAGCTCATCCTCAACAAGCTCGACCAATTGCACGATCCGCAACACCGGCGCGATTTTCTCAAAAGCCGCGGGCTACCGCCGGGCCTCGCCGACGCTAACCGCAAGGAACGCGAAAAGCTTATCAAGGAATGGCGCGACAGCGTTGGCGCCACGACCAAGGAGGACGAGAACGCCGCCGATCAATTCGAACATTCGATTTGGCGCATGGGCAACGCTTTCGAGGCGCTCACGCAAAAGCTCACGACCGAGGGGACGCTCGACACGTTCACCAAGTCGCTCAACAGTATCGCCGACCTGGTCCCGCGCATCATCAAGGGCATTAACGACCTCTCGACGTTCTGGGGCACGTTCCAGCAATTTATGGGGGTATCGCCGGCCGCACCGCAAAAAATGTCCTACAGCGGCGGCACGTTCGGCGGCGCGCAAGTTATGCGCGCCTCGCTCACTGGCGGCGGTGACGAGAAAGCGAAAGAGACGATCGCCGAGGGCGTTGTCGAGGGCCTGAAAAAATGGGCGCTCGAGGAAGGTGCGCCCGAGGGACCGGGCGCGCATGGCGGCACCGGCGGCGGCAGCACATTCGGCGGTGCCCCGGTGATCCGCGCCTCGCTCGGCGGCGGCAGTCGCGGCGGCGATGGTTCGGGCAGTGCGAGCTCGCCAATGGGGAGCAAGGTCGCCGAGGCCATCGGCGGCGCGTCTCCCGACCAGGCCGGCCGGCCCTCCCGTATCCAGGGCGCGGTGACGGTCGGCGGGCAAACATTCGGCTACGCCTCGGGCGGCCGCGGCCGCGGCTCGGTGCCGTTCGGCGACTATCCGATCAATTTCGGCGACATTGGTCCGGTCGGGCGGCGGATCGGGTCGATCGCCGGGCTCGGCGGTGCCGGCGGCACGATCGACGACCCGCGCTATCCCGGCCGTCCGCGCGCCGGTATCCAGATTCACCCCGGCTCGGGCGCGACGCTCGACCGGCTTTATACGCAAGGATGCTTTGCCGTCCCGCGCCAGCAATGGCCGGCGTTCAAACGGGCGCTTCTGGAGCAAGCCAAAAACGGGCCGTTGATGCTGCATATCGGCCGCGACGGCCGCGCCGAGGTCATGACGCGCCAGGACTACGAGGCGCGCCACGCCAGGCCGCCGGCGCCGGTCGCCAAGCCGCAAAGCGACGCACCGCGCCCGCCGGCGGTGCCGCGCGAAAAAATGATGGATGCCGCGGCGCGATCGAGCCAGGTCGCGCGCATCGAGGGCGCGGCATCCGTCCGCATTGATCTCGCCGGCTACGGGCGCGCGCCGAACAACTCGACGCCGTCGGCCGGCACCTTTTCCGACGTGCAATTGCACCGCGGCAATACCATCCCGTACGCGAGCGAAAGCGCATAAATGGCCGTTCCACTCTGGCGCATGATGCTCGTGCCGGCGAGCTTTCGCATGGCGCCGTTCCATGTCGACGCCAACTCGCGGACCTCGGGCCGGCGCGTCGTCTTGCACGAGTTTCCAAAGCGCGACACGCCGTATGCCGAGGACATGGGCCGTTCGGCGCGGCGCTTTCCGGTGACCGGCTATGTTATCGGGCCGGATTATCAGATATGGCGGGAGCTCCTCGTCCTCGCGCTTGAGTCCGAGGGGCCGGGCTTGCTCACTCTGCCGACCTGGTTACAGCGCGATACCTTCCTCGTGCAACCGCGCGAATACACCGTGCGCGAGACGCGCCAGGCCGGCGGCATGGCCGAGTTTGAAATGCAATTCGTCGAGGCCGGCGAGGCCGGCTTTTCGACCAACATCGGGAGCCAGGACCAGGCGCAAGCCGCGGCCGACAATACCGAGGGGCAAACGGTTACCGCCTCGGGTGACGAGCTCGGAAACACCGGCAACAGTTTCGGCGCCGGCGGCTCCGAGGATGCCGTATTCGGCGATACCGCGCCGGGCACCGGCACCGGCACCGGCGGCGGTGGCACTGTGACAATCGGCGAGCCGGAAATCGGCAACCCGGCCGGCGATCTCGGCGGCGGCGGCTAAATGCAACAACTCGCGCGCGAGGAAGCGACCAGGGTCGTCGCGGCCGTGATTGCCGACCTTGCCGCGACCATTACCATTGATCCCGGCCGGCCGGGCTCGCTGTTCCGGCTCGCGGTCGGCGACCTCCTCGCCGACGCCGAGCAACTGATCGAGACGGCCGCGATCGCCGCGCCGCTCGCCAACGTGTTCGATCTCGCCCGCGCCGCCGGCGCGACCGTCGAGCAATTAGAGGCCGTGCGCCGGCGTACCATCCCGATCGCGGTGCGCTATTTCCCGGCCTGGTCGGTCGGCAATACTTGTGTCCGGTGTTTGCTGGTGCAAATGGCGCGCATCCTCGCCGCCATGACGTTCGCCAGCCGATCGCAAATCGACACCTATATCGACGGCATCAACAGGGCCTTTGACAATGCCGAGACGGTCGCCGCCAACGCCAGGGACCAAGCCTCGTATCGCTCGCTCGTCTCGCTACACGCGGCGGTCACCTACGACCTGACGACGCGGGCGCGGCCGTTGCCGACCATCGTCGTCTATGATTTCGCCGCGGTGCGGCCGGCGCTGTGGATTTGCAACCGCCTCTACGGCGGCGAGGAGCGCACCGGCGAGCTCGTCGCGGAAAACAAGCCCGTCCATCCCGCATTTATGGCAATGCCGGTGCGGGCCTTGTCGCAATGAGCCATGCCGAAACCGCAAGAAATCTGCATCGTCCAGGCGGCCGGCACGAATTACCAATTCTGGAAAGAGGTCGAGGTCGTCCGCGATCTCAACGAGGAGGTTTCGCAAGCCTCGCTCGTCGTCGCCGAGATCGGCGACCTTAACAAAGGCTGGAAATCGTTGCGGCTCCCGCCGGGAGTTCCGGCCAAGGTGACGCTCGCCGGCCAACTGGCGGCGACCGGCGCGGTCGCGGTGCGCCAGGTCGTCTATGACGGGCAAAACCATAACGTCAAAATCGTCGTCCAATCGAAAATTGCCGATCTCGTCAAGGGCACGCTCGACCTGCCGCCGGGGCAATTCAAGAATCAAACGCTGTCGCAACTCGCCAACGCGGCACTCAAGAAATTCGGCATCTCGTTTTCATTGCGCGGCGCGGTCGCCGGCGCCGACAAAGTATTCGAGCGCGTTAGCGTCCATTGGGGCGAAAGCCCGTTTCAGTTTGTCTTGCGGCTCGCACAAATGCGAAACATTCACATCATGGACGACGCGCTCGGCAACATGATCGGGATACGCGGCGGCGGCCAGGTCGTCGCCGAATTGCAAGAGGGCCGCAATATCCTCTCGGCGGAATTGATCTGGACGAATAACTCGGCGGTGAGCGATATCATTAGCGACACCGACCAGCACGGCAACGACGAGCATTGGGGCGACAAGGCGCGCGCGCAATCGGCCAAGGCGACCAACAAGAACTATACCGGCGCGGTGCCGAATATCTTGCGGCTCATCGCGCCGCAACCGGGCGACGTCAAGGACGCACAAATGCACGCAAACCACATGGCCGACCTCAACGCGGCGACCATGTTCCAGGCCAACGTCACGCTCGCCGGCTGGCTCCGCGACAACGGCAAGCTCTGGCTCAACGAGGTCGGCCAACTGATCGAGCTCTATTCGCCCATGCTGTTGCCGAGCGACCGCGCCACGCTCGGAATCCAGGCGGTGACCGCGCGGCAGAACGACCAAACCGGCACGACGACGACGCTCACGCTCGTTTTGCCCGACCGTCTCGGCGGCCGCGATCATTACGACACCAGCAAAGGCGACGCCGCGGGCGGCGACACCGAGGCGGCGCCGTCGACGCCCGGCGAGTCCGTTCCTTACGCGCCGAACGATATCTAAAATGCGTTTTTCCACGCGCACGGTCGGCGACCGGGTCGGCAACGCAATCAAGCGCGTCACCGTCGAGACGACCAACGAGGACCCGAAATTTCGCGAGGCGCAAGTCAGTCTCTACGCACAGGAAAAGCAAAAGGAGATCGAGCATTTCGAGCCGTACGGCCTGACCTCGCGCGTCAAGCAACCGACGGACGGACAGGGCGGCGCCAAGGAAAAGGCGGAAGGCCTCATGGTGTTTACCGGCGGCAACCGCTCGCAAGGCGCGCTCGTCGTCGTCGGCGATCGCCGCTACCGGCTCAAGGGCTTGAAAGAGGGCGAGGTCGCGCTTTACGACGACCAGGGCCAGAAGGTCCACATTACCCGCGACGGCATGATGGTCGACGGGGGCAAAAGCAAAAAGCCGGTGACGGTGACGGTCGGCAACGCGACCGCCTATGTGTCCGACGGCCTGATTAAAAACAAGATCGGCGACGTTGCAACGTATGTGCAACCAAAGCGCGTCGACCTCGGCAAGAAAAATGCGCCGTATGCGGTGATGACGAGCGCCGGCCCGAGCAAGCGCGTGTTTGCCGTGATCGACGAGCCTGACGATGGGTGATCTCCGGCTATTCGACATTGTCACGCCGTTTGTCGTCACCTTCGACCTGTTGCAAAAGCGCG